AATATTTAAAGATCGTTATCTTGATGAATTAAAACCTACTGATGGTAATTACCCATCTGAACAACATATTGAATGTTCTATATTTTGTCAAATGGCAGAAGAAACTTACAAATGAATACCTTGTTGATTATTTTTGGATTGTTTTTAATCACTTTTGTGGTTATTTGTTTTTGCATGGCCTTGTGGGCTTTACTTGAGGAAATGTCTAATGACACCTGAACGGCACGCGCAATATATTTACGACAATGCCACCCAATACGCCGTGGCCAAATCGGCTAGGATTGGGTGCGAATTAAAACTAAAAACCGCCAAGGCGATGATCATGCGATCCGTGGCCGGTGAATTTAACCAAATTGCGGCACAAGAACGTGAGGCGCTAGTGAATCCTGAATACACCAAAATAATTGATGATTTGACGGCCGCGGTGTGTGTTGAGGAGGAAATGAAATATAAGCTAGAGGCTAGCCGGCTATCAATTGACATTTGGCGCACGCGCGAGGCATCCGAGCGGTTAGGCATAAGGTCACACGAATGAAATGCCCCAATTGTGGTTTAAACGGCAAAATATTAGAAACACGCACCAATGATGATGAATCCAAACGGCGGCGATACGAATGTAAGGGCGGGCACCGATATAGCACACGTGAAATCATTTCCAAAGATGAATTACATTCGCAACAAATCCTTACTAAAGATCGTGGCGGCGATGAATTGTCAACGGTGTGGTCATCACGAATCTCAGGCCGCGCATTCTAATTGGCACGGCGGAAAGGGCCGCGGCATCAAAGCATCGGATAATTATGTGGCGGCACTTTGCCAATCTTGCCATCAAGAAATAGATGCCGGCCATTTAATGACCAAGGCGGAAAGAATGCACGCATGGTATTTAGCGCACATTCAAACCATTCACTATTTACAAATCAATAATCTTTGGCCAAAAGGCGTGCCATTAACGGATTTGTATTTAAACCGTTAGCCCTTACGCAACGCTGGAATGCCCGCGCTAGGTTGGCTTGATGGGCTATGTCTTGGGTGCGCGTGTGACATATCGGTCTTTTCGTGCTTTTTCAATTCTTTTTCAATTTTCATAACGTGTTCGCGTTCTTTTTGCCATTCTTTTTTAATGACATAGTGAGAATCATCGTCTTTTTTTGATTCGCCGCGTGTGATTTTAAAATGGGTTGCCATATTTACCTCAATACGCTTAGTGCGTGTTTAGTTAACGAAATTCGATCATCTAGCCCAATTGTGCCCCCGTTGATGCGTTTGGTCAACGCAACCCAATCTTCTTTTTCCGCAATGGCATTGCAACCGTGCGTGTTCCAAAACCACCCAGCGCTTAGGGCGGCATACATTGGCGAGGCAACTAGATCGGGTTCTTTTACCAAGTCTTTTTGAACAACTTGGCCACAATGCCAATAATTATCGTGTCCAGTCAATTGGATCAACCCGCGGCCATGAAACCGCCATCCATCTCCGCTAGATTCATCACGATTGCCCATTCTTTTGGAATAAATGCGATTGGCAATCATTTCAGGTTTGTGGGCATATTTTTGTATTTCATCCATATCCCTAAAATGATGGTTAAACAATTTTTGCAACGTTTCGGCGCGGTAATTAAGATTCTCTTGCAACGTCTTAAAATGGTTTGATTCATGTGAGCATTGGCCGATAAAGGCCGCTTGTTGTTTAAAATCGTTGATCCCAAAGGCGGTAAACGCCGTGGTCAATGGCTCGCTCCATTCCGTTCCAATCCCCAATTGATGTAATTTTTCGGCGCTGATCATTTAACCCCCGCGTTCACGGTTTCCATTACTTGATTGTATTGGGCAAGGCAGGCGTTAAGGCTGGTGATTGCTCTGTCACCGTCTGCGGCGATGGCGATAATATCTTTAACAACCTGTCGGTTAGATTCGCTTGCATTGGTTTGATTTCCATCGGCGGCACTTGGATCGGCTTGTACACAACCGGCGGGGAAACGCAATTCGCCAGAATCAACACGGGCATTAAGACTAGCAACTTTTGTTTGAATGTCATTTTTTGCCTTTCGCAAAGCGCCATTGGCTTTGTCAATTTTGACGTTTAATTCGGCTTCTTTGGCGCGAGCTTCTGAATTAAGTCGGTCAATTTCTGCTTGATCTTCAGCAACGCGGCGCTGATAGCCATTTTCATCTGCAACATAATATCCCCCTAAAACTACTAACACAATTCCCACCACTTGAATCACCAAGGCGTGGGGCTTTAACATGGGTAAAAAACCCACCAAATAGCTTAAAAAGTATGCGCCCATTCCAATACTCAACGCAAATATCGCCAAATAATGGAATAAATGTGTAAAAAGATCAAACATTTTTGGTGCTATCCCTTGCATTTGCCATTCTTTCGCGTTCCGCTTCATCTTCCAACACCGGCGGCCCACTTGGCGGCGGCGGCGGAACCCAAGATTCGTCAAACCTTGGCGCGGCAAATGTGGGCAAAGCACCAAATGTTTGAAACGAATTGTTTTGTGGCATCTGCATACCATAGCACCCCATTTGGGGCGCTGTGGCCTGTTTTATAGCCCCTATGGTACCTGCCACACCGCCTGCTACTTTCTTGCCCGCCACGCCCCCAATAGCGCCGACAATAAGCAAAACAATGTCGTTAAGCATTTTCTGATCGGCCTGATCCATCGGCGAAATTGCTTTGATCGGTTGAATAACAAACGTTGTTCTATAAATAAGTGCAACAACAATAAAAAACAAAACGGCGGTTATGGCCATCACCACAATGGCCCACACCCGCGTTTCTATTTCTTCATTTGTTAGATTGTTCAACCTTTTTCTCCAAAATCGGCGCAACTAAATATTCCGGACACGTTTGGTCAAATTCACATCGAGGCTTTTGGCATTGCGCCGCACCAAAGTTATCAGGATTTTGACAAAAATAGCGGTACTGGTCATGGCAACCTGTACACAAAAATGGAAAAAGTATACATATCAACATTGACGTGTATAGAAAAATGGATTTTTTAATCATTTGCCTTCAATCTTTGCAAGTGCCTTATTAACACGAATTTCCATCATTTTTATGTCAATGTACATCCAACTTAAAATCGGAATAAAAAACAAAACCACAACCATTAGTACTACGACTACATAGACGAAGAACGCACGATCATCATCATTATCCATATCCACGCGATCATTAGAAAGGTTACCGTTATAACTGTTATCTTGTCCTGAACTTCTTGCTCCTTTTGGCGTTTTTGCCATGCGGCCTTCCGTTTCTTGTCCAATTCCGCTTTTCTCGCTAGCGCTTGCACATTGGAAATATGACCAATCATCTTGTTCACACGCGTATACAAGTCTTTCATTTCATCGGGCACATGATAGACCATGTAATCTGCTAAATCTTGGTTTAACTTTTCCATTTGTAAGTTAGCAATCACCAACCTGATGGCAATATCGTTACCTTCATCATTCGTTGCCGTTAGCGCCAATTCTTCTTGTTCTTTGGCATACGCTTTCAATGCGTTATAGGCGTGGAAAAACTTGGTTAACGCATCGGCCACTTGTGAAAAGATCAAATTTTCATCAAATTCAACCGCTTTCTTCTTTTTAACTGGCTTTTCAACGGGTTTTTGTTGAATTTGCTCTTTTTTACCACCAAATAAACCCGTTAAAAAACCCCAAATTCCCTTGGCATCGGCGTGTATCTTTTTGGCGTCCCCAATAACGCCGTCAATTTCCTTTTTTGTATCAACAACGAACTGCCTGCCCTCTTTGTACATCTCGCATGATTCTTTGACCAGTTTAAAGGCCGAAGTTGCCAAAGCGACAAGTGTGAACGGGTCAATTTGTTACATCCCAAAAAACTTGTGAAAGAAAGCACCAGCCACGCCTGGGCCAAGCAAAACCAACAACATCACGCCATAAATCAAATATTCAATCTTTGTCATGCGCCTTTCGCCATCGCGCAAATGATCGGCAATTTGTTTGTAGCGTTGATCGCAAACGGCCACATGGACGGCCAAATCCTTTTCAGTATCACTCATGTTTTCTGAATAAACGCTAGAGCGTAATAAAGCGGATTGTTTGTGCCTGAACTGGTCACCACGCCACTTGATGCAAAGCCTCCGTTATTCCCCACGGAATAGCTATTGCCGGCACCCACAACAAACCTATCACGCAAATCCGGTGTTCCATTTGATCCGTTACAAAGCACATAGCCGGTTGGGATTGATCCAATTGATCCACTCCACATAATGATTCCACCGGCGGGCACCGCGGAAACCGATGGCGTAGTGCCAATAATTCCATATAGGTTATCAAGTGTTTGAATGGTGTTATTGCTTGCATCCGTCAAAACGAATTTATAAGAATAACCACTTGTTAACCATATCTCATTAGGCGGCCGCCCATCGGTGCCCAACACGATCGGATTGGTGTTTGCCGTGTTGCCGGTGTTATCGGTGTAGGTGTTTAGCGGTGTGCTTGATCCGGCTTGGTAAGTGTAGATATACCCGCCGGCCAATGGCACGTTGGGCGTGGTGCTTGATAGGAATTGAAAGCCATTTCCTACGGGTGAAAGATTAACGCTCATGGTTGTTTTCCTAATTCAGATAATAATGTCCGTTTAGCCCAATCGGTTTTGGCCGCCCTAGATTCCATGCCAGATGTGATTTTTCCGCCAAGCATTTCACCCAATCCAGCACCGCCGCCGGCACCCAAGGCCACACCACCGGGGCCAAATACCGATCCAACCGTGCCACCAACCGCACCACCCGCGGCCGTTGATCCCTTTTGAATCATAGCCGGCAATATGCCACGTTTAATAGCGGATTGTGCTTGTGCGGCCGCACCAATATATGATGGATCGTAATCTAATATATGCCCACCGGCCTCCAAATCATCTAGCTTTTTCAATAAATCTGGCCGATCTTTGAATAAAATTTCTTCATTTGCTTTGTGTGCTTTTCTGAAATTAGAAACGTTTTTTTCATTCCATTTCTTTTTATTTGTCGATCCTTTTTCCATTAAATTTTCTAAATAATGGCTTTGCAAAACACTAATTGCTTTTGCGGATTCGGCTTTTAATTCAGGCGGCACACTATCTAATGTTTTCTTAATATGTGCAAATTGTTCCGAGTCAAGATTAATAACATCGTTGGCGATATTTTGAAATGGCGTTCTTCTATTAATTGGCGCATTAATATCGTAATCAAATAATTTGGCAATCCCTTTTGGGTCTTCCAAAGTTTCCTTTTTCAATTTCCAAAGATCACGCCCTTGTTTGTAAGTATCTTCACCGGCGTGTTTTAAAACTGAATTGTCGATTTGTTCTTTTACTTTACCAAGCAAAGCACTATTATCTTTGTTCCAAATAGTATTTAGCCATTTACGGAATTCTTCTGTGTTTTTAACCGTTAACCCATTTGGGTTTGTATCTTCAATCAATTTCAATTGATCTTTAATTGCGCCAACTAATTGGGTTTGATTTTTTGCATTAGCGGTGTTGTTGAATTCACGATCATCCAACAATGTTCTAATATCTTTTGGATCAACAACCGGCAAACCGCCTGATTTTTTATCGGCATCTTGGTATAGCTTGCTTGTTTGGGTATCAAACCATTCACTAAATTTCTTAATTGGTAAATCAACCGTTTTACCTTTTGATGTTAGGCTAGATTGATCATTTCCAATAACATCCGATCCGGTTTCTTTAATAAGATTGCTATTGAAATCGGATAGTTTTTGCCTTTCATTGGCCAAATGTTCATAGGCTTCTTTGCCCAATGGGTGATCAATAAATTTGGATAGGTTTGCATCAATAGCGGCGTTAAGGGCGTCGCCGGTAACGGCACTAACCCGTTGTTCCTCGGGCGCAAACCCAAGGCGCGTAAGCACATCGGATTTTGCCTTGGCAATATGTGGTTGAACGCCATTTGCAAGAGGAGGTGCGGCAACTTCTTCCGGCATACTTGTTTGTGCCGTTAGCCTTTCTTGTGGCGCAATTGTTTCTACCGGTGCCGCCATTTGTTGTGTCATTGGCGTTGTTTGTGCGACTTGTGTCGTTGTTTGCGGAATTGGTTGTGCCGCGGTTTGCAATGTAGGTTGTGCCGGTTGTGCCGGTTGTGCTGTTTGTTCTGGTTCGGCAAAAATAGATTTGTTTTTTGCTTTTGCCTCACGCGTAATTTGCAATTCTTGCATCCACGGTTTAGTGGCTTTTGCAACGCCTTTAACGCCCAATGGCGCGGCAAGCATTAATCCATTTATGGCGGCTTGCACATCTTGAACCGGAACGCCTGTGCGCTTTGCTATTGCTTCTGCGCCTTCATTGAAATGCGATCCAATGTAATCCATCACTTGCGATGGCAATGCTTGTTTGTATTCGGGCGTTTCCGCCATGCCAGTTAGCTTACCAACGGGTTGGCTTAGTGGTGCCGCTACACGATTGGCGGCCGCTTGCGTTTCTTCCGGCGTAAGTAAGTTTTCCGGCCCACCAGTTACTTTATGAATTAAGTGTGAAACACCGCTTAATGCGCGTGGCACCAAATAACCACCGGTGCTTGCAAGCATACTAGGTGCGCCAGCTATAACATCGGCACCACTTGCGGCCAAACCTTGCATTTTCTTTTTAAGATCAAATGCCGTTTGCAATGCTTTACCAACATATTCATTGCCTTGATTTGGCAAATTTTGATTTGGTTGAACGCCCATTGCTTGCGTTATTGTTGTTGGCGCTTTTATGCCAGCCACATCCGGATCAAAATCCAACGGATCAACATTAGATTTAGGATTGATTTGAATGCTTTTGCCATCAGGCCGATGCAAACCATGTTCGGCAAGCAATTCATCGCTTGCTAGGTTTACGTCTTTTAATTCTTTGCCGGTTATGTCTTTGTGTCTTTGTTTTAAAACATTTAGGCGTTGTTCCAATTCCGAATTTGTTCCGGCTTTGGATTTGAATTTTTCAAAAAATGAAACATCTGGGTCTTGATCTAATGCGGTTGTTGTCATTGAAATTCACCTTTTTCAATGCGTTTCATCATCTTTTGCTTGCGTTGCAATGTTTTGGCCTCATCCGGCGTTAAATCCGCAAATAGCTTTGCCCTTTCAAAATCTTTTTGGATTGGTGAAAGATTAGATTTATTAATGTTTTGCAACATAAAGTTTCTGATATCGTAATTGGCGTTGAATTCGGCGCGATAATTTTGTTCGTGGATTGGGCCATTGTATGGGCCATGCTTGGCCATAAACGCCTTTAAACCCGCCGTGTAGGCGTGTGCCGCGGTGTTTGTTGCATAGGCACGATCCGCAATGCTTTTCAATGCCTTTGGATCAATATCGGTTGATCCGCTTATGTTATTTACGGTTTCTCGTGCCGCGTTGGTTGGTGCGCCAAATATTGATTCATTATTCAATTGTTGCATAGCCAAGTTTTTAGCTAATTCATTTAGGCTAGGATTTCCAACAAGTGATGTTTGCAAATTACGCACCACTTGGCCCAATTGGCTACCTGTGGCGGCACCAAGGTTTTCGTAAATCTTGCGAATGTTTTGATCGCTTTCGCTTGCCACTTTATCGGCCGCAATAGACGCATCTTTTCTAGCCATTCCCGCATCATATCGCGCTTGTTGTTGCGTGTTTAATTGCGGAATTCCACCGGGTGCAATTGGCATATCCAATGCAATTTTTGGCATATTTTGCGTATTGGGCGTGATGGCGGATGTGTTTGGCAATCCAGTTGGTATCCCATTGGTTGCTGGAGGCAACGCCATTCCCGCGGGTAATGGGCCACCTTGCGGATTGGCCACACCAGAGGCGGGAATGGCGGCCGGTGCGGCGGCGGCTGGTGCGCCAATTTTTACCGGAGTTAAAACGCCATTTTCGCCAACTTGATATTTGATATTGTTAACTTCAACAAACGATCCTGGTGCGGGGTTGGTTTGCAATGATTGCGCTTGGCGGGTAGGTTGAAACAATGATGTTGGTTGCAATGTTTGTTTGGTGCCTTGGCTAATTACGGTTGGTGCCAAATTAGCTTGTGCAAATTGTGTGGTATTTTGTCCGCGATTAACAATGTTGGTTAATGCTTGCCCCAACACTTCCGGCTTTTCATCAATTAAATTGTGGATTGGTCTTAAATGCGCCTCAACCGATGTTTCATCAATTCCACGCCTAACTAATCTTTTATGTGCTTCTATTACCGCCTCTTTGGCCGCTTTAACTGATTTTGGGTCATCAGGATTAATGTTTTGAATGCGTTTATCTGGGATCAATGCGCCCAATTCATTATTCATATCTTCGGCTTGTTGGCCGGTTAAATCATATTGTGCTTTTCGTGTTGCTATTTTTGCTTGTTCAGCGGCTTGTTCGGAAGAGGTAATGTTTGGTTTTTCTTGGCCTAGTTGTTGCCTAGATAAAGATGTAACACGTTCAATTTCAGGTTTTTGCGTTGCTTGTTGTCTTTCTAATTCAAGGCGTGCTTTTTCCAATTGCAACGGGTTTAATTGTTGCGCTTGTTGATATTGTTGCAAGGTGTTTAGATTCCCCAACATATCGCTTAATGTTGTTGGCTTGCTAACGGCATAATCGGTAAATACGGGCATGATTTATTCCTTATGCGGGTGCTTTAATAACAATTTGCGTTGGTGTTGGTGTTGGCGCAAATGCGGTAACCGCGGCATTTGTCAAATTACTTAACAAATTGGTGTTGTTTTGTGCGTTGGCAACTTGTTGGCCCGCCGCACTTGCCGCCAATCCCGTGGTGACATTTCCATAGGTTTGCGCTAATCCACCGCCTAAGCTACTTAATTGTGCGTTAGCGTTTTGGCCTAATCCGGCTTGGCCCGCCAAATTGTTGTAAATATTGGTGCGTTGGGTTTGGTAATTAGTAAACGCATTTTGATACGCGCCTTGTGCGTAATCTTGCGTATATTTATTTAATCCTTGTAAGGTATTTCCGCTTAATAGCCCACCGCCAACATTGGCCGCGTTTTGTGCTTGGCCTTGGCCTTGTTGCAATTGAAATGCGTAATTGGGTGCTAATTGGGCATTTAAATCGGTGTTGTTAAATTGATTGGTTAGATAGCCTGATCCGGTGCCGGTGCCCGTTACATCACCCGTGGGTGACATGGTGTTATAGGTGCCCGATCCAAGCGATCCTAGCGTGTTTAAAGCATTAACACCGGCCTGTTGATAAGGCGATTGCAATTGGCCTTGTTGGGTATATAGCCCTTGAATCAAGTTTTGTGCGTTTTGGCCGGCGGCGGCTTGTGTTGCCGCGGCGCTATTGTTTGCATTGTTTAGCGTGCTATTAGTTAACAAACTAACGCCGGCAGTGCCTAATGCGGCAATTTGTGCGGCGGTTAAACCAGCCGCCGCTCCCGCCGCCGCACCTCCAGCCGCCGCACCTCCAGCGGCACCAGCGGCCGCACCTCCCGCCGCCGCCGTTCCACCTGCCGCCGTCGTTCCTGCCGTTTCTGCCGCAGTACCCGCGGCCGCACCGCCTGCCGCCGCCGTTCCAGCACCAACATCAGCTAATGTTGTTCCCGCTCCTGTTCCAACTACCGCTGGAGCGGCAAAATCTGTTCCAATTCCACCGGCCGCCAATGCGCCTGATGCTGGCGTTGTACCTACTGCCGTGCCTAATAAAGGTTCGCCGCCCGCACTACCGACAACCATCGGAGCGGCCGCGGTAGTACCAAGACCGGCCGCATCAAGACCGGCACCAGCTAATTGTCCGCCCGCATACAATAATGCGGCCGTTTCTACTGGTTTAGTAAAATTGGAAATACCGCCAGCAAAACCACCTTCACTAGAATTTAATCCAACATTAAACACATTATTAGATGTGACTGGCGATAACATACCATTTCCGCTAGGCGATGATCCAACGATTGCTTGAATCATTGCACCGCTAGAGGTTGGAATACTAATTGCTGTTTGGCCGCTTGGAGTAGAAGTTACATTGTAAGTTCCACCGATTTGTTGGCCAGTACTTGTATCAACTAAATAGCCGTTTCCTGTGTCATCAACATTGTATTGTGCCGTTCCATTTTGCAAAGCGGTTGCCAAAGCTGGATTGGATTGTTGCGCTTGGCTTATTAAATCTGGCGATGCTTGGCCGTAACTTGTGCCGATGCCACCAGGGTTGCTACTCGTGAATGCTTGATATTGCGCCGGTGCCGCGGCAATGTTGGCCAATGATGTGCCACTAGATGCCGCCGGTGCCGGTGCTGGGGTAGGTGCTGGTGTAGGCGTTGGAGTTGGTGCGGCAACCGATTGCACTTGTGCCGCCGTCACATTCATGCCCGTGGCTTGGTTTACTAAGCTAGCAATTGTGGCTGGATTGGTAATTCCATAATTGGCGGCGGCCGCAACAATCGCTTGTTGGCCAGCGGCCGATCCAATGTTATCCGCCACATATTGCGTCCAGCCCGATGGCAAGCCCGCGGCGGCATCTGAAACGGCGTTTGATATTGCGGTTGTTGTCATTATTCCCCCATTTATATATTGTAATACGGCACTTTAAAATGTTGCCCATTTACCGTGATATTTATGAAACCAACCGGATGCGCCGGCAATGTGCCCGATCCCGTGGTTGCCGTGGTGCTTGGGGTGAAGTTCAACAAATTCAAAAAGAATTGTTGCCATGCCCGTGTAGGCCGATTTGTTACTTTATCCAAAAATTCACTTTGTGGATATGGTTGTAACTGTGTGGTATTGGTTGTAATTGTCAATTTTCGCCTCCGCTAGCTTTCAAATTGGCCGAAACAATCACGGCTTTAACCGGATCGGTCACCACCACCTCAAACACCCGATCACGCGCTTGGCCTAATCGCCGCCAAATGGCACGGTTTTTATACTTGCCGGTTTGACCAATTGTCACCCAATGTTCGTTAGACCAAGTGCTACCGCCGTCATCAGACCAACGCAACATTGCTTGTGGAAAATTGGTTGTGGTGTTTTGCAATTGTGCAAATCCGATCACAACCGTTTGCGTGGCCGGAACAATCAATGTAGCGGTTGGGTAAATTATATAAGGCGTGCCAAGATAGACAAATGGCGCAACGGATAGGCCCGTAAAACCCACGCCCGGTTGGAATTGAATCTGAAATTCCTCGAAATACTGCCTTTGCAAATCCGCCACCAAATGCGGTGCGCGTCTTAGCCGCCTAATGTTATTTCCATCATCGGTATAGTTGGTATTATCCAACTCATATATCTTTCCGTTGGCGTAGTCACCCACAAGCACCATGCCTTGGAATACACACGAACAATTACCGCGGTGCCGTTGGTATTGGTTGGCCGTGGTGCAATAAAGCCACTTATACCAAAGGCCCGTTGTGGAATCGAAAGCCCAAGTGATGTTAATAGTAGGAAACGAAACAACATAAACTTCATGGCCTTCCAATTGGTAAGTCCACGCAATTGCGTCATTAATGTATTGATTGACCAATGTGTTTTCTACGGCATGGGTTGAAATCCGTTGGGGCACATAGCCATTCATTTGCATGATTTGGCCTTGTCCGCGTAGATTTCGGCTTACATAAGCAAAGCTATTGGCAACGCGAGAGACGCTATTTTGTGCCGCAATGCCGTGTTGGGTTGACGTGCCTGGTATGCGCTGAAAAGGAAACGGAAAAAGCCCCGCATCCACCCACACCTCACTCGATGTTTCACCCAATAAATAAACCTCACGATGATCCACAATCAACGCCACCAATTGATCCGGTGCGCCATCTTTAGATGCAAAACTCAATTGTTGCGATATAGGGCTTAGCGCATCCGATGCCCCAAATTGCTGGCTAGATGGGCGTGAATAAACAAAATAATTGTCAATGATATCAACCGTCGTTGCACCGCTAAACGCCCCATCGGTGCTAGGCAAAACCGTAAAATCTAGCGCATACATCGTTTCCGATGCCACCGTGGTGTTGCTACTTAGCGTGTAAGAATTAAAGCCACCGCTAGGCGTATTGATGGCGATCACCACCGAATTTACGGGCACGCTAGCGCCTTGAATTGTTTGCCCTAAATACAATGTTGATGTGGTTAACAATATTGAATTGGTTGCACCCGATGCGGTTGATCCGGTAAAACTTGCCGTTATCAATGAATTCATTAGCGTGCTTGGCACCGTTTGCGATATATCAACCGTCCACGATAAGCCCGATCCGCCTGTGATGACCGTTTCTTGCGCCACACCAACACCAAACAACACTTGCCCAATCGCGATTGTGCCGCTTTGAATGTTGGAAACCGTTAGTGTTGTGGCCGAAATTGATCCGGTAAAGATGGCCGTTGTTGGCGTTGAAATGCGCCACGAATAGCGATAGGTGCCATCAACAATATAGGCGTATAAACCATCATCCACAAGCCCTACACGGCCGCTAGCGCTGTTTAAAATACCGACAATGGTAGGTGTTAGGTTGCTAGATAAAAGATACACATAGGCACCGCAAACGGCTATTGCTTGTGATCCGCCGCTAAGTGTTCTAAGCCCACGCACCTCCGCCCCCGCCGGCAAAACCAATTGCGCCGTTAGCCCCGGTGTTGGATATAGCGCAACAACACCCCTGTCCGTTGGTTGTTTGGTTGGATCAACCTCGGGAAAGTAATTAATACACTCCTGCGCATCCTGATAAATAGATGGTGCGGTGTAACTTGCGCCAACAAAGCCAAAGTCCGGCATCTTGCGTCCTTATCTAAAGAAACCGCCCGATAAAATCCAACCCGCATCACGCGCCCTTGATACCAATAGCGCATCGGGATATGTTGAATTTTGCACCGGTTTCATATTTGTTCTTTTTAGCGTTGATTTTCCTTGTGCCGCAAAGGCATTAACCATTTGAATTTGCGTTGCGCTTGCCTTGCCATACGATGGCATTAATCTTTCCGCCAAACACCATTCAAGTGCCATTTCATAGCCTTGGGGCAATATGATCGGATCGTTGATTGTTACATAGCTACTAAATAGCGTATCGCAAAACAAGTGCATTTCACCTTGTGCGGGATTTGGCCACACAAAGATGTTTCCCAATGGATCGCTTGGTTGATAATAAACCGCCTTTGGCCACGGGCCGTTTAGCGTTTTCAAACCGATCATGTTGTAGTTTTCTAGATTCAACACGGCCACCGGATAATCCAAACCGCCATTGATAATTGGCGTGCCGTTTGAATTGGTGTTGATCCTAACAAAAGCCGAATTAATGCTCAATGGTCGTTGATAGTATGCGTTGATTGTTGTGCTTGTCACGTTTTGGCTAATGTTAAGCAAATAGGTGCCCAATTCGTTAACGTTTCCGCCCGCACCGGTTGCAAATCCATTGATCTTTGTGCCCGTGGTAATTCCGGTGCCGCTAAGTGTCATCCCCAACGCAATAGCGCCACTTGTGATGGCGGTAACTGTTAACACGTTATTAACGATTGATCCGGTAAAAACCGCGCCAATTTCCCCGCCCGGCCCGATGGTGTATTGCGTCTGACCGGGCGTAATGGGATAGACAATTTCGGTTTTATAGTAAACCATCATTTGTTCGTTTGACCATTGATCAATCATGCGATTCATCATCACAAACGCATCTTGCGCCGCCGCGGGATCGGGTGTTTCACCGGCCGCCAATGCGCCAATATCTTTCAATGCCGATGAAATAATGTCGATGGGACTCGTCATTTGTTATCCTTATGCGGGTATTACAACGTGTTGATCGGGCGCAATCTTTTGCCCTTCTTTTTGGATGGCATCAATTAGCGGCGCAACCTCTTGGAATGGCTTAGTGGCCAAATAGCCTAATATTTGGTTAACCAATGTTGTTGATAAAGTTATTGTTTCCATTATGCAGTCCAAGGCAAAGGTGGTGTTACCACAGTAGGATTAATCTGATTTTCAATCATGCCATCCAATGCGGTCTGTGTTGCCGTCTGGTCAACGCCATTTTCATAAATCCAATTTAATACCTCTGCCTGTGTCAAATTGGCATAAGGAATGTATTGTTCATTAGGGTTGTAAACAATGTTGCAAGTGCTATAAATCCTTGCGGTGTAGGGGACTGCTTGACCATTTACTGTTTGCGTTTGGTCGCTGGTCGCAACACATTGCCAATGGGCGCAGAACACGCAATCAGGTTGTGGTGTTGTTGGATATGCGTCTAGCGCAGAAATTGTCCATGTGTAGGTATTCATTATTTACTTTCCAATGCAGTTATACGCTCTGTTAGTGATGTAATTGTTGCTGACTGTGCTGTGACTAAAGCAGAGAGTTCTTGGATTGCTGATGTAAGAGTAGCCACCAAGAATGATGTGTCGATACCTTGATACTTTGGATTACCATCTTCATCAATTGCATCTTTTTCACCAGTCACGCATTGAGGCACAACTTCAGCAAGTTCATGGGCAATGAAACCTTCGCCATCAGAGCCATCAGCGTTCCACTTGTATGTGCAAGGCTTGAGTAATGCCACTTTTGCCAGCGCACCTGTCATTGGGGCAATGTTTTCTTTCAGTCGATAGTCAGATGATGTTGCATAAGAAGTATTTGACCCGCTTGTTGAAATTCGACCAACATCACCATTTCCATTTAAGAAAATCAAATGGTTTATACCGCTTGTTGTTGCACCACAACTAGATTTAGAGGCAGTCCCAGCAGGATTACAAAGTTGAACTCCAGCAACAGATGCTGATGGTGTCGTTGTGCAATTTACAAATAAGTTTCCGTTAGTGTCTATTCTGGCTTGTTCTGTATTATTTGTTCTAAATATAAATGGATTATTTGTTGATGTAGCAATATACCCACCATTATTATCTGCACCAATATATGCTGTTACTGACGAAGTAGTAGATATGTAATATGCTTGTGCGCCAGTAGTATTTGAAATGGTTAAAGCACTATATCCTGAATTGCTTACAGGACTAGTTGTACCTATACCTAGATTGCCTGCGCTTGTGAGGCGCATCTTTTCTGTGCTGTTGGTGCTAAATGTAATTGGGTAAGCTCCGCTTTGGTACAAGTTCAATGCGTAAGCAGCAGTCAATCCTCCAGCAGAATTATCCAAGCCAACATAAGATGTTCCTCCAGAATTGGTAAAAGATAATAAAGCGTTGTTAGTTCCTGTTGAAGATGCTAAACGAATACGAGCAGCAGCATTACTTACATCTAAAGTTGCAAGCGGGCTAGAAGTTCCAATACCAACATTAGTACCATCAAACGTCAACGCAGACCCAGTAGCCAAAGCACTTGTAGAGCTTGCGTAGACCACACCGCCTGATGTGAATGATGTTAAGCCTGTACCGCCATTGGTAGTGGCTAGTGTGCCTGCCAATGTCACCGCCCCTGTCGTTGCTGTGCTTGGTGTAAATCCTGTTGTGCCTGCCGTAAAAGAAGACACGCCACTAGCAGCAGATGCTTGCCATGATGCCGTTGTGCCATTAGATGTAAGCACATAAGTATTTGCACCAATCGCCAATCTTGTTGCGCTGTTAGTGCCATTACCAAGAATCAAGTCACCAGTTGTTGTAATAGGCGATAAGGCATTAAACCCTGCGCTTGCCGTGGTCTGGCCTGTACCGCCATTGGCAATCGGTAGTGTTCCTGTAACGCCTGTGGATAAAGGTAATCCTGTGGCGTTGGTCAATGTAACGCTAGTGGGTGTTCCTAATACTGGGGTTACCAATGTGGGAGAGGTGCTTAAAACATTGTTGCCTGACCCTGTTGATGTGGTGACACCAGTACCACCATTGGCAACAGGCAATGTACCTGTAACTTGTGTCGTAAGGTTGATATTGCCCGACAAAGCACTTGTTGGGTATCCTGTGGCATTCGTTAATGTTGCGCTTGATGGCGTGCCCAAAGCCGGTGTAACCAACGTGGGGCTTGTGGCAAACACCAATGATCCGGTGCCGGTTTCATCTGTAACCGCGGCGGCTAGATTTGCGCTTGATGGTGTGGCCAAGAATGTGGCAACGCCCGTTCCTAGCCCCGAAACGCCGGTGCTAATGGGTAGGCCCGTAGTATTCGTTAAAACGCCGCTAGCGGGCGTTCCAAGGGCCGGCGCGGTGAATGTTGGGCTTGTCAATGTCACGCCCGAAAACGTGGTTACCGTGGCACCCAATGCAACGCTTGTTGATCCAATCGTCACCGTGGAATTAGTTAGTGCCGCATTTCCAATGTTGGTTAGCGTGTTGGTTGATCCACTAATTGATTTGTTTGTTAGCGTATCCGTTGTTGCCCGCCCAACCAATGTATCCGTGCTTGTTGGCAAAGTTAACGTGCCGGTGTTGGATATCGTGGAAATGATGGGGCTTGTTAGCGTCTTATTCGTTAGCGTTTGGGTGCCGGTTAGTGTGGCCACCACCGATGTGTCAATTGCAATTGTTACCGCGGTCGCGCCGGTATAGGATGATCCGGTCAAACCCGTGGAAATCGTTAAAGCATTAGGGTTGGCGGCCGTCACGGTGCCACTTGCGCCCAAAGCGATGGCGGTGCCGTTAATAGTGGTTGAACTATTCACAAGCATGGTGTTCGTCACCGTGGCGCTATCGCCGGTCGTAACAAATGTGCCGTTAACCGTGGGCACCGCTATTGTGTAGCTAGATGCCGTGTTTGGCCCTGTTACCGATACTTGGCCACCCAAGGCGGCTTGAAAGACTAAAGTGCCCATTATTACCCCTAAAGCGGATGCCCCGTAGGGCACCCATCATTAACTTTGATCGCCAACGGCCGTCACATAAAGCAAACCCGCCGTGCCACTATTACTGATTGCTGTCATGTAAAAGGGCGTTGTGGGTGTTGCCAAGATGAGTGGCGATGTCATGCCCGCGGGCAAAACATAGTCACCCGGTGTCCCATCACTCGGAAACGTTGCGGCAGGGCAAGGTGAATAATTAGCGAATTTAACCGCTATTGGTGCCGCGCCGGTGTTTAGGAATGAGCAGTAGTTGATCTGATCGTTTGTCGTATCGTCCACCAAAGTGCTTGAATGGGCACTATTGGTCACGCTAAAACAATACGTCTGACCCGCATTGCGTTGAACTGTTGAACTAGCCATTTAGACCGCCGTTGTGGGCAATGGGCCTTCAACGCGTGTAATTTGAAACACATAAGTACCGGCCGCAGGAACAACCGCACCGGATGTAGTGTTGGCAAATTGCATTGTCAAAACGTTTGGATTCAAAACATCGCATTCGGCAATGATGATTCCAGCGGTTTGTGCGCCTTGTAAACCAACGGCTTGAACAATGTCACTTGTTTGTAGGCCGGCAATGGTAAATGTTTGTGCGGCGCTTGTATAAGATGCCACCGAAACGGGCGTTAGGCTTGGGCCAATGTAGAAAGTTTCGTGGGAATTGCCACGCGTGACGGTTGTTGAGGACATGATGAATTCCTTTCAAGTTAATTGTATATCAAAACGAAAAAAAGCCACCCATTTTGTAGGCGGCTTTTTCCTTATTTACTCACAGATTAAGGTAAAAATGTGAGGTCATAGCCGTAGACAAAAACGTCACAAGTCGCGGCAATCGTAGTTCCAACATTAACATAAATGTTTGTTGGGTTAGATATAGCGGTGTTGGGATTTGTTGCGGCGGTGATTGTCACATAAGGGCCACCGGTGTTGCTAGTTAAAGCCGCGGTAGTCAATATGGTCGAACCTGATGCGGCCGCTCCGGTGTAGGCACCAACTGTGGCCGTAGCAATAGTGGTTGTTGCACCACTAGAGTTCAAGCCATTGGTGATAACCACGCTTACGGGCACAAATTTAGATACATCCAAAACTGTCATTGCTGTGTCACCAGCGATGGCCAAGTTTACGGATTGTGCGGATGCAATCAAACGCAATGCTTGGTTTGTTCCAAGCACTTGTGGGTGATTGCTTACTGTGGTTGCTGGTCCTGGATTTGCCATGATTAATTCTCCTAATGTTTAAGATTAAGCCGCAACGCGACAAGCCAATTCGGGGTAAAGCGGTGCCCAACCATACAAGATGTCCAAACGCGTTGGAATACTATCATTGTTGATTGTATATTGCCTTACAACTCGGAGTGACAAACCGATCTCTTTATCAGAGGCACGGCCCGCAAAATGGACACCTTCCGGGAGCTCAAGATCGGCCACGGCCAAGCAAAAAGCATTGCGATGTAAGATGATATTTTGTGGTGACACGGTACCGGAATTGTTAAACGGTGTAACGGTTGACGCGCCTGGGCTTGTCACGCTAACGTTTTGGAATTGACCGGCGGTGATGATAGCGGGGCTAACTGTCACGCTAGTGGTTCCGCTTGTGGCAACCGTTGCGGCGGCGGTGACAACAAAGTTTCGCAACTTGTTGGAACCATAGGCTTGGCGGTTTTGTGGGTTGACGGCGTAGACGTTTGCAATCTGAATCACATCACCAACGTTCAAGTTTCCAGCCGCCGTAGTGGCGCTTAGAGCGATCGTTGAGAACTGTGCCCATCCAGATGTCAAAAAGCCCGTTGCGGTGCTTGTGTTGCACGATAGAACCGATGTGGGGCTATTGCCGAACGTTTGGCTCACAACGTTTTGATCCATTTTCCAATTCATCAATTCTGTTACTTTCAGCTTTTCAGCTTACTGACCACCTTTCGATGGCGGGGTTGATTCTTCGATCTACCCTCAGAGGCTTCTTTTGTTATACCTCTGTTCAGACTATCGCATCCCTTTCGGGTTCTCTCACTTAGTCGTTCACGGTGCTTATCGCTTCCGCCCTGTCGTCTGCTTCCAGACTTCCAAGTCAATCAGAGAGAATTTTGCCAACTTGCCTAGTGCAAGTATGCGGGCATAACTTTACCCGCAGAATCTCTACCCATCAAACCTTTGCGATACTGCTCGCCAATGGCTTCTTGGGGCACAAACAAACCTTTGAGCGAATCAACGATTGTTGCCGATGTGAATGGTTCAATGATACAAGCACGGCGGCCATCGCGTGGTGCGCCCTCGGCATCAAGATATGCGCCGGCGGTTAGATAGGTGATTAAACCTGTGGGAGGTGTTCCAGCAACGCCAACAATATTTGCGGTATTGTTTTTTGCCATCACCAAGCCATCACGGTCTACCCGGTTTGCTATGGCGGCCACGGCCGGTTTGAGAACCCGGTCGCTGAACATATCAAGGGATAGCGCCAAGTCCTGGGTGGTAAATTGAGTGTCCACATGGAACTGATTTGAGAGTGTGACGGGTACGCTTGATTCGTTGAAATCTTCAACGTTCAAAGCGGGGCCCATAGTACCTACAAATCGACCAGGACGTCTCACATTAACGGTTGCGCCAATCTTTGCGCCAACAACCGCGAATTGATCATCATAGTTGCGATCGACCTCTGAGGTGAACGTGAGTTCATTCTCCAGGACCATCAAAGCCTCATTAGTAATTTTTGAAATAGTCAATAAATTATTGCTCATGACAATTTCCCTTTCTTTGTTAAATTAAAAAACATTATCGAATTTTTCCCGCCCGCCTTGCCTCTTTCCACGCCTGATATGTTCCGTGAAATTCGCCACTAGAATTAATGGGAATATCCGCAACACCACCACTTGGTTTCAATCCGCGCACCGGTGCGGGTGCTTTACTTGTCTTCACCGCAGTCTCTTTTGCCGGCTCCGCCCGCTCGTATAGCTTTTCCAATTTTCCCAATTCAAGCAAGGCTTTACGGGTTGGCATGGCCGCTAGCTTTTGTGCAAATTCCAAATCCTCCGCCAAGTGATATAGGATTCTTGGCCCCACATCAGATTCCAAAATAGAATCGCGGATATCATCGGAAACAACCACATTCGCCGTTGAAACCATTTCATCGTAATCGGGCAAATCGGCTTTGGCTTTTTCTAATTTGGATGACCAAGATTGGATAACCTTTTGTCTTTCCACATTAGCAATTTTCTCCGCCTCTTGTTTATCCCGTTGCGCTAGTGCCGTTTCGGTTGAATATTGTGCCAATGCCTTTGCATATTCAAACGCATCCGTAAATTGCCCCGGTTGCGGTTCCTGATCAACGCTCGGCCTTTGTGGTGCCGCCTGTTGCTCAAATGACCTTAACCTTTCCTCCAACGCTTGCCTTTGTTGGCGTTCCGCTTCCGCCTCCGCCTTCGCCGCCTCGCGTTGTTTCGTCAATTCGGAAAATCTTTTTTCTAACTTTGGGTTAGCCTTCTTTTCCTCTGCGGGTTTGGCATCCTCTTGCTCCGCCGGTTCATTCTTGGCCGCCTCGGGCAATGGCTCGGGAGTTTCCTCAACCGCCACATCATCCGCACGATCAGCTAAACCTAAACGATTTGCATAAAATTCCGCCGCATTCTCGCTTGTGAGCACTTGGCCCGCTTCTTTTTCCGACATAGGTTTCCCTAAGAATTAACCCCGTATACCTTACGGGTAAGGTTTTGTGTAATCTTTACACGAAATCATTACTTTGTCAATCTTTACGTTTTTCGTAATGCGTAATAGTGTGGCCACGTTTGTCATTACTTGTAACAATATGATGTTCACCATGTTTAGGATGATGGTAACTAGTTACCATGTGTTTCCACTTATTTATATCTTTAGGCGGTGATTCCATTTCTTCACCATAAAATTTTGGATCGTTTCTTTTCCATTCACCTGGCTTGAATTGTTTTAATCTTTCACCAGTAAATAATGTATTTTCTAAAGATTGACGCATTGCATTAGCACTTTGCCAATTTCGTTCTTTGTGACTTTGAACAACATTAGCCTTTTCACCAATTTCAGGCAAATTAACGGATTCATGTTGTTTAGGTGTTTGTTTTTTTGCCATTTCTTTGGCAATAAATTCATCACGATTTTCACTTGTTACTAATGGCATTAGATGGCCCTTTCTATGGCTTCCGCCTTTGCTTCACGTTCGCTAATCCGATCCAAATGGCTTAGATAAATGGCCAATTGGGCTTTAATTTGTTCCACTTCTAATTGCGTCTGTGTCTTAACAACCGTGTCATGCGCTTGTGTATCCGTTCGCATCTTCATATCAATATGCTTTTGTTGATCGCGCAATTCAATATCGTGGGCTTTGTTGGTTTCTTTGATCAAGGTGCGCTTGGTTTCCGCATCTTGTTTCATTTGCTCCACATCCGCACGGTTTTTCAGCATCAATTGCATTCCTTGCAACTGTTGTTGTAATTGTTGAATTGTCTGTTGGCTTTGTTTCAATTGCATTTGCACTTGTGGCGGCACGGGCGATTTATCGTCAATCTGTGCCAATGGGTTGCTAGCGGCCAAACGATCTGCAATTGTTTCCGCACCGGGGAAATCCATGTTTCTAAAGATCAAATCACCGGCCACATTCATTAGATTTGGATCGGCACTTAGCAATGGCATCATTGATTGCACCGCCTCGATCCGCTTGCTGTTGTAGCCGGGGCCCGTATCCATCACCACATCGTATTCGCCCACCGTCACATCGTTTAATATCTTTTCCACGCCTTGTTCGTCTTGGCCTTTTTTGTTGATTTCCACCAAATCCGGCTTGCCATCATCGCCAATTATCCGCATCACGCGTGCGTTATCGTAGATTTTGGGGATCAAATCAAGAATCACGCGTGCGGTGTGCTTGATGGATCGGGTTAGATTATCGTAATAATGGTAATTAGATAGATCAATTTGTTGTTGTTGGCCGTTTAGCGCCTTGCCGCTTATGTTTCCGGTTGGCATTTGATTTGGATCAAAAATGCCCAAAACGGCTTGCATATCGCTATTAATCCCATCGGCGGCGGCCATAATGCCCGCGGGCGGTGATTCCGGTTGAATCCGCGTGGGCGTGGGTGCCATCACACCCTCAATATCTTTTTGCTTATAACGCAACACCGGCATGGATTTAATATTTGCCTGTGCCCATTCGTTTTCGTGGCCCTCATCTTGCCCCTCGGCAATCAACCATTTGGCTTTGGGCGCTAGTGCAACCGATTCGGTAATGGCCGTTTTCCAAAAGTTATACATCCTTTGTGGGTCTTTGGCCATCCGCACCAAGCCGTATTTTTTGCGCTTGTTTTCAACAACGAATTCCTCACCGTAGACCGGAATGATGGGGATATATTTGCTAGCCCACTTGCCTTCTTCCAAGATTTCCATGCCCGTGCAAATGATTTGCTTAACCTCGCGTTTGAATGATGGCCTTTCCTCAATCACCACCAAGCCGCGGGCCAACATTTCCGCCTGATCGGGCAAATCGGATCGGAATGCTTTTTCACCATTGCTTAATAGGCATAGCTTATCCGCCTTGCGCTCCGTATACCAAAATTCGGCTATTCGTATATCCTCACGCATCACCCATTCGGCATTGGAATCGCCGGTGCCACGTTGTGTAAAGCCGGCACCATCATCCGCATCCGGATACATCTTACGGAATACCTCTTTGCTAACCACTTGCGTAATTAGGCACTTTTCCGCATCCGATCCATCCGGCAACGTGCTATTTGGGTCAAAATAGACGGTGAATGGGTTGTGAATGGGCTTAATGTAGATTTCTTGATCAAAGGAATCCTCGCGCACATAATCGGTTTCTATGCGCCAATAGCCAAAACCCATTCTAACGGCGTAATTGAATGCGTTGTCATAGGCATGATCGGCATCGGATTGCACCTCGATGTGGCGACAAATGCCCGTTAGGATATCGGCAACCTTTTCATCGGACGAACTATTCATGCCGTGAACCTTGATTCGTGGCCGTTGCTGACGTTGTTGGTTGGTTACTTGACGCACATACGCGTCAATTTTGTTGATCGTTAGGCATGGGCGTGCCTCAAGTGAACGGCTATTTTGAATTTCCACTGGCCATTGATCGCCGGCCGCAAACTTTAAGTCCTCTAGCGCCTCGGCACGATTATTAGTATCCGCATCATTCGCTAGCTTTAGAAACTTTTTCGCTAGGTCAATACGCGGATCAAATTCGGTTTGATTTTCGGCCATATTCATCCCATCCAATTAGCGGGTTCGTAAACGGGTTTTTTAACAACCATCTTTTTGGGCTCCTGAATCATTAGCCCCAACATTCTGAAAGCATCGGCACCGTGCGAATACTGATCATGTAGGGGCGTGCGGCTAAACTGTTTTGTATCCGGATCAACCTCATAGCGATAGTGTCTAAGGCATTGTAGCCCATCGGCGCAATTTATTCTATCGAAATAACAATTACTAAAAATCGTTCGTGCCGCGTTAATTGAATCCACAATGGGCGTGCGCGGTATGATTCGCGTCTTATAGCCGGCCGCCCGCACTATTTCCTCGATGGATCGACCAGCCGCGGCTAGTGTCTTGTTTTCCGCATCGTGTGGCAACCATAGTGTGTCAAAAACATAGCCAAACGTTTGCATCTTGGCCAAAATAGCACTCATTGTCTCTTGGCTTGTCTCAAAATAGCGGATAAGGCGCGTTTCCATGCCCACGAATTGCACAAACCATAGCGCCGTGGCATCCGCCCATCCCAAGTCAAAGACAACGTGAACGGGTTTCATCGCGTCATAGGGCACTTTGCCAATTCTTTCTTGTAGATCGGCCAATTGAATTTCTTTGGCGAATATGGCCCCATCCACGGTTTGGCGGCAAATTCCCTCCCAAACCATGTTGTAAGCCTCTGGATCACGATTCTTTAGCGCATCTTTTTCTTGCCGCAATACATCCGGAAACCAAGGGTTATCAGACCAATTGATCTTTTGCACAATAGCATTTTCCGGCGGGTGCAACACGAATCGTTGGTAAGTTTCATCACTTTCCAATTCCGGATTGAATGAAACCCATATTTCTGATTGCTCTTTGCGGATCGTTGGAATTAGCGTTGCCCATGATCGGCCACTAACCGATTGCGCCTCCTCCACCCAACAAATGTCAACGCCCTCATAGCTTTTCACGTTGGCCACATTGTTTTTCAACCCAACAAAGTTAAATTCCGATCCATTCTTGCCGCGGATTGTTCTATCGGTTATTTCATAGAAATCCGTTAGCCCCATTGCGCCAATTTGATCGCATAGTAGCTTGTGAACGGAATCCCTAATGGATGTTTGGAATTCACGCGCACACAACACGCGTGTGGCTTTATTCGCGCCAATGATCAATAGCGCCCTTGCAATCCCCCAAGATTTGGCCCCTCCTCGCCCTCCCCAAAGCACTTTATAACGTGCCGATTGGAATAGGCATTGCAACTTAAGAGGAAAATCTATGTTAGCTTGGGTCATTGGGCTTTACAAAAGACACCTGAATACCCGATAATAATGGCGATCCATCTTCACCAGTTAACTCTTGTTTGACCGTTTCAGACCAACGCATCTGCGCTTTAGTCCACCAGATCAAAGAAGTGGTATCTCCAGCAATCGCCTTGCTGAATAACGTCTTGGCGATCTGGCCATTGGCTTTAGCTTTGCCTAGATCAAGCTCAGTGCGGTAATACTTACGTAGCGTTTTATCGTCTATCCCCACAAGAATTGCTATCTGTTCGTGAGGCAAGCCTAATCCGCTAGTACTTTCCACTAGCTTTTTATGCTCATCTGTAACAATATGTTCTCTATTCATTTTATTAAGGGGAATTTAAGCATTTTCGGTTACTTCTGCCAATATGGAGCGTGTGGGTCGGTGATGCACCGCCGCTGTGTCGAGGGAATCGACCATCGCCTGCTTCACACGCTTAGGATAAGGCTTTGCTAACTTTGCTACTTGATTCTTCATGTCATCATCAAGCGGCATCAAATATCTGTGTTTGAATCCAGAAATAATCCGTTTTGCATTTTTGTCTACATTCTTTTGCAACCACGGTATAGATTGACCACCTACGCCGTATTTTGAATGTAATGATTTTGGATGGTATTGTACGCCGTTTACTAAATAAGCGTGTGTCTCAGCACCACCCGTATAAATCCAATTTGTTGCTTGATAGATTCCACCATGATGGCCTTGACCTTCATCTGCAAATGAAACAATCATTCTTAGATTTGGTGAACTCTTGTGCAAAAACTTAAACGCAATAGACAATATTCTAGAAACTGGCGTTATGTGTTTGGTAAGAGCAATCCTTGTTAGTTCACATATCTCAATTTGTTTCAATTTATATGGCGAACCAATTTCAGGTGTTGCACCCTGTCCAAATAAAACAACGCCAATAAATTTATCGTTTTCCCAAACCCCTATGCGAACACACTTGAACACAGGCACACATTTGCTGTAATGCCAGTTAGTGCAAGCATACTTAGCCGATTCATGGCTTGCCCAATCAATTTTTAGGCTAGGTTTGTCTTGCATCAAATTCTTTCCCGCAATGTGGGCAAGCAATCCATTTAGGTTCTAGTTCGTCTAATTTGCTTTGGTCATCTTGCGTTGCAGGCTCAAAGTCTGGCACATCTAACAGCTTTTGCAGTTCATCGGTATCAAAACCCAAAACACTAAGGGTAAACCCGTCTGCAAGTAAATCTGATATTTCAATCTTTAGAACTTCATTATCCCAGCCAGCATTTAATGCAAGTTTGTTGTCAGCAATTATGTAAGCCTTCTTTTGGGTTTCAGTTAAGTCTTTTAGCTCAATTGTTGGTACTTTGTCGTACTTTAGCTTTCTAGCGGCCATGACCCTTCCATGCCCAGCTATGATGCCGTTTTCGCCATCAATAAGTATTGGGTTAGTCCAGCCAAATTCCTTTATGCTTGCCGCTATTTGTGCAACCTGTTCGTCAGAATGCGTGCGACTGTTTTTTACATAAGGAATTAGCTCTGATACCAGCTTTTCCTTGATTTGTATCATTTCTTTTTTGGTTTCTTGACCGCCTCACGCTTTTCTGAATACGCGATCGCCACGGCTTGCTTGATTGGCTTGCCGGCTTTTAATTCCGCCTTGATGTTCTTTTTGAACGCCTCGGGTTTGATTGATTTAATTAACGGCATTATTCCATCTCCTCAACAAAACACACATCTTGCCATGACATTACAATGATATTTTCATCTTTTAATTCTTGGTATTTAAGATATTCGTCTTTGTAATCTTTGGCTAGTGTGCCGAAATAAATCTTATCCCCAACACTTAGCCCTTGATCGGCCGCATCATCGCCCAACGCCGTTATGTGGCCAACCGTTGGTGCCTCCGCCGTCTGTATCCACAAATCGGTTTGAATTCGTTGGATTGGCTTTACAAATATCTTGTCTCTTAGTGGCTTAATCATTTTTCCGTGGCCTCCCACGCTTGGGTGCCGGCATAGTTGGTTCACTCATGCCTAAAGCTGAAAAAACGCCCAAGGGTTTAACCTCGGGCAAATTCTCGGCAACTGCTATCACCAAGAGCTTCTCTGCAAATTCACCGCACCATTCATTTTGGCTACGGGTTTTGAAATCCGGATAACGCCGGCAACTACCAATATCGTGGCCTAAGTAAAACCGGCATGATTTACAATTGTCTTCAGCCATATTAACTACCCTCTTAGTTTCTGTGGTTAGAAATGCCCCAATGTGTTCTAGACGTTGGGGCATTTCGCTTTACATTGAATCTTGAACGTGATCGGCGCGTTTGTGTTCGTAGGCAACGTGTTCACGGCTACCCGTGTTCATTTCGCCCAAACGGCCATCGTGGTGCCCCATGTGCTTGGATTCACGCGCACCGATTCCATCCATTTTTCCCATGCCAACACCACCCTCGATTGGGCGGCGGCGCTCTCCGCTTGTGTCGCTAGACAATGCGCCTTTGGGGATTTTCTCGCCCGATGCGCCCGGCACAAACATTTCTCTATCCTCTTTGGGCACGCTAACTTTCTTTTCGCCGGTGCGATCGGATGATTTAGCGCCCATCGGCAACTTTTCCATTTTGGGATATCCCATGATTGATTCCTTTGTTTCTTTGCAAAAAACACTACACTTTGTAGCAATTACACTATATCACATTTTGGGTTTGTCAAGTGTTTTTTTCTTTTAGCTTGGTTTCTGCCGCAATAAGCAATTCTTCCCAACTATATGTGGCCGCTGCAAATTCATATCTATCCTCATCCGTCAGTCCTACCCATGTGCGTTTTGTAGTGGTGTAGAGAGGTATGTTGTATTCGCCTTCTTCACGCTCATGTTCGTCAGGACAGATTACATCATAGATAAGACCGTCTGTTTCCATGCCCCACGCCACAGGCTCATCTTTTTTTTCTAATGCTTCATCTTTAGCAATAGCATCAACAATAGTGCGTACCATGCCTTCGCTAAAGTGTTCCAAAAGTATTTGTACCGCTGTATCTTTAATCATTCTTGTTCCCTTGCTCGTATCCAATCACGAAAATGAAAATATTGCGGAGGTATCAATTCAGCACACGCCTCACGTTCTTTTTCTGCTACCAGTTTTGCAAAGGTTTCAAATCTGTTTGGCGCATCATCTTCCAATGTCCAACCTGTATGCCAATCCAAATCAGCCTCTTTTACCATATCTCTGATTTCTTCTTTAGTCATTTTGCATCCTCCCAAACCCATCCCAACAACTCTGTTGTGTTTTTAATTTGTTCATCAGTAGGCTTTTGAAACATTGCAAATTTTGTCATTGGTGAACCATCATACAAACACCAGAAACCAACTGGCTCAGGTGGTTTATAAAAAGTAAATTTTGTTTTTTGTTCAGTCATACTTTTCCCCTTGCGCCAAGACTTCTTGGATGGTAATAATAGTTGACCAAACTTTATCTTCTGAATAAAGTCTTTCACCATTTCTCATCAGTCTAAAAGTTTCTTCTCGCACTTCTTTTAGTGTATCTAGTGCAAGTCGTAGTGTTTCGTCTTTGTTCATTCTTGTCCCCTTGCTCTAATTGCACCAGCACATTCGCTTGCTCCCTCACCCATGAATTCATATCTACCTTGTATTTCTATCCAAGATAGGTAAAAACCATCACAGATTTCTGCACACGCCTCACGTTCTGCCAAAACCGCCAATCGGATCATTTCGTCAATTTCCCAACGGCGCAATGAAACTAATTGGCTGTCTTTAGATGGCGTATGCCGCCAATCTATTTTGGCAAGCACACGTTCAAATTCTTCATCTTCTAGTGTTTTTTCCATGATTAAAACATTTCTTTTAATTCTTTGTGTCTTTGTTTATGACACTGCTGGCAAAGCCACATGATTTCCAAAGGCTTGTCATAATCCTCGTGATGAGCAAGGGACTTTTCTGCTTTGCATCTAACACATGGCAACCGAAATAAACTGCCATTACGGATGGCTCTAGCCACGGCATTATGTGCTGCGGTTCTTCTTTTATCTTCTGCCCTCCAAGCACGATTAACTTCGGCATTCGTCTTGATGCGCTCTGGCTCTTTTGACCTTTCTCTATCGTAAGCCCTGATTTTTTCAATATTCTTATTCCTGTTGGCTGTAACATCGTTTTTATTGCAGTTCTTACATTTATTAACGTGACCATCAGGCATTCTTGGATGTTTATAAAAATCTTCCAATGGCCTGATGGCTTTGCACTTAAAACATTCTTTAGAACGAACCATGTTGAACTCCTGTGCTAATAGTTCAACCATTATAGACCCGTTCTAATTAAAAGGTACATCATCATCCATAGCCCCGCGCCCCATTGGCCGGCCGCCTTGTGGGGCCGCGTAAGGCGTTTCTACGGGATCATTCATGTAGGCCCATCCATCCCATCCGCCGCTTACGATTGGCACGCAATCAATTTTCATCATTGGACCGCTTTTTGTATCAATCACCGATCCAATCTTTTGATAGCGGTTTTTCTGTTGGCCATCTTTGTTTGTGTAGGTGCCGCTAATCACTTTGATTTCTTTTAATACCTTGCTCATTTGAATTTCCTTAATATTTCAACTTTTTTCGTAACTTCATCCAAAAACTGTGTAATTTCTAATTCCAACATCCGCACATATGTTGGATCGTATGTCACCCTTTCAATGAATATTTGTAGATTTTCCGGAAACCGCGGATCATAGCTAACAAAATCACACCAATTGCGGCCGGTGCAAGCCATTTGCCACATCATTTGTGGAATATATTTAACCGGCACCTTTTGCGTTAGCATGGTTTCCATGTGTGTGGCGCTATTTGGGCACTTTACCTCGATCAACCCATCCGTGCCCACTAGGCCATCGGGGCTTGCGCCTGACATTTCTATCGTTGGGTGATCCACAAAGCCGGTTTCATTAACAAATAGCCCACGTTTTAATTCATAGGCTTGCCGCGCCATTGGCTCCGTTTCCGTGCCCCATTGCATCGCCGCATTGGTGTAGCTTTCCGCTTGTTTATTGGTTAGCCTTTCCAAAACCAATTGTGTGGCGTAGTTTTCGCGGCTTGCACTTGGGCCCGTCTTTGTCTTTGCAATCACATCCGCCACGCGGCTTGCGGTTACTTTTCCAAGGCGTGCGGCAAACCATTCATCACTTCGTTGTTCCATCTTCCATCTCCTTATAAATGTTTAATTCGGCAACAACCATATCAATCACATCAAATGGCTCAATTTCCATAAAATTAGACACACCAACCATTGTTTCGATCAATGTTTCAAATGTTGTTGACATTTTTTGGCCAACAAATAATTGCATAATTTCTTCGTGCAATTGTTCTTTTGTTTTTTGTTTAACTTTTTTCATCATGCGGCCAATCTAAATTTAGGTTTTTTAACAATGCGATATTCAAAGATATCCGCGTATCTAGGATTCAATAAACCAAATAAGCGGCATAGATAAGGCGTGTGATTATTATTCAATTTCCACGGCCCGTTGGTTTCATTCAATGCGGAATGATGCCTTAATACTTCCAAGATTGTGCGGCCGGAATAATGTGTGTATCCCTTGCGAATGATCTTTAGTGTTTCGTGTATAAACGCATCAACAACATGGGTGTTGTTAGGCACCCATTCGATGAATTCATCGCTAAATTCATCATCGTGATATAGCATTAGTTGAATTGTTGAATTAATCATCTTGGCACGCCCCGCAACCAGGGTGATCAGGGTCTTTGCAATTTGGGTGATTTGCCAATTCATTTTTGTACATATCTTCAATTGCGTCCTGTTCCGCCCAATAATCTACTTCATCATCACGATTATTCATGTTGGCACCTTTTCTTTCATTTCATCTTTGACCGCAATTACTTTGTCTTGATGAATCTTTTCGCTTTGGCAAGCCTGAAATGCTATTCGATACGATGCAACCAACTGCTCTTGGTTTTCCGCGTGGCGCATCTTTTCAATTAGTTTATCCAATTCTTTAACATTAACGTGGGTGATGATTTTTGTTTCTATCTTTTTGGATGCGTGGTTTCCATCATCATCTTCAGGCGCTATTCCACAAGCGGCCATTAGCGAATATCGGCGGGCATAGGTCAATGCCGATGCGTAGCCTTGAGGGTCACTTTTAACCGCGGGAAAGTGCAACATTCCGCATTCCAGTCTTTCGCCGCTTTCGTGAATGAATATGGTTTCTACAATCACGCCATCTTGACATTCGTATGTTTTTTGTAATAAGTAAATGCCGTTGTCGTTTAGCGCGTCAATCACCGCCTCCACACAACCCGCCAAGTCAACATAACGGCTTTTGAAGTGTGGGTTAATGGATTGCTTTAACGCTGGGTTAAACATCTTTTGTGCTTTAACCAATGCCGTTGAAATGTTTTTCATGCTAATTCCTTTTTCAATTCTTGAATTTCTGCTTTAAGTGATTCGATTTCTTGTTGTGCTTCATCAATTTCAATGCAAGCATATTTCAATTGTGATTTGTAATAACCAGATTCAAATGCGTATTTGTCATACGCGGCATATTTAATCAATGCTTCTTCACAACTTTTTTCAATTTTGTTAAATCTTTTCATTTCATGGCCTCCAAACAATCATGTCTAATAAAATCACAATGACGGCCAAAGCATAGGCAAACAATTCAAGTTTTGTAAACATCTTGGGGATTGGTTTCTCGATCGCCGCCCCATACTCCAAAGTATTCCGAAATGCTTCGTTCGTCGTTCTGTAATTTGTTGTTCTGTAATTTTTTTGCATTTAAATCACCTGTAATTGTTAGTGCTTGGTTAATAATGTGGGTTGGATATGGAACGCCAACCTTTACTTGATCTAGTATTAGGTTGGCTTGGTCTTTCGTCATTAGTAATCTTCGCCATTGCGTGCTGGCGCGGCACCTAAGAATTCAACATTCAAAGGCGCATCGTATTTCCAATCCATGATTTTGAAACGTGTGTTGTCACTAAGATGCAAATCATATTTGCGAATATCGGCAATACAATTATCGTAATAAGAATCTAAGGCTATCATTTCATCAAATTCGCCCGCCCACAAAACCATACCCTCATTGCTTAAAATAACGTATGGCTTGCTAATGTAAATTGGTTGATCTAATGTTGCGCCTGATTTAATTTGCTTTAATGTTTGCATTTCTGTTTGCTTTCTTAAAAGACCCCATACGATTTGTTAGGGCATGGATGTAATGTACATCAAAATTTACTTTATGCAAATCTTTTTTTATAGGTATATTCCCTAATGTTGTAAATAAGTAAATACTGATGTACAATTACAACATGACATTAGAAAAAGCAATTGAACTGGCTGGTAATAAAGCATCCTTGGCTCGCCTATTGGGCATCCAAAGACAAGCGGTTACCAATTGGAAAATCATTCCCCAAGCACGAATTTGGCAATTAAAGTTGCTAAAGCCGGAGTGGTTTTTGTAAATTTAGTTTATACTTTTTGAGAACGCGGCTAGGTTGGGGGTAGCTATCCAACCGAAAAGGGTTACACCTTCCTCTGCCGCCGTTTTTTTGCAAAGGTGCGATTCAAAAAGGTAAAAAATGCACTACTACAATTTCCACATTGGGGATTATCAATCCCACACCCATCATTTAAGTATCATTGAAGATATTGCCTTTCGCAGGCTACTTGACCACTACTATCTCCACGAATTACCGATAAAACAACGCACTATTGCTCGCCAAATTCGCATGGTTGAGCATGAGGCCGATGTGCTTTCTGTCCTTAATGAGTTTTTTAGGGATACGCCAAATGGATACATTCATCCAAGGGCAGACATTGAAATTAAAAAGTTTCGCGAGCATCAAGCCATTTCATCTTATGGCAGTTATTTAAGGGATAACCCTTTAACAAAGTCTTTAGTAAATAAAGAAAGATACATAAATGCTTACATTGCAGGAGATTTAGATGGTTATTTGTGTACATTAAGGGAACATGGTGGACACATGATGGGTACATCAAGGGTACTTGATGCAACCAATAACCAAGAACCAATAACCAATAACCATATATATACAGATTTTGAAAAAGTCTTGAAAGCCAAAAACAAAACACTAACCGAAACGTTGATCGCATCAATTCAAGCGGAGGCGGCCAAAGCCAACTTGACCATAGATGAGGCCATCAAGGTTTGTTGTGAACGTGGTTGGTCAACATTTAAGGCCGAATGGGTTGCCAATAAGGCCGATATCATCCATCAGACGGTGCCTAGCAAGGCCGGACGCGATCCAACCTTGATCAAGCTAGAGAACGATGCCAAAAACGCCGTGGCGATGCCTGATGAGGTCAAAGCTAGATTCAAAATGATCAAAAATAATGGTTGATTTTGTTGAACACTACGCACGCCTTGCGCTTAATCCCGGATGGATAGATTATGTGCGGCAACAAGTGAAAGAAATGGAAAACCACCCAACCGGAATGTTTAATGGATTGGGGATAGCGATCAAACAAAGAATGGATGAATTAAATGTTTCATGTGACATTTCGGGTTGATGGCCAACCCCACGGAAAAGGCCGCCCGCGGTTTACACGCCAAGGCGGATTTGTTAGGGCATACACCGATGCAAAAACATTGGCCTATGAAAGCATAATCCGTTTGGCGGCACAAAAATCAATGGGCGGATCGGAACCGCTTAAAACGGCGTTAGACGCGTTTGTTTACATATCCTTGGGCATCCCATCAAGCCATTCAAAAAAACGCACCACGGCTTGTTTAAATGGCTTAGAAAAGGCAATTAAAAAGCCCGATGCGGATAATGTTGCCAAATCGGTGTTGGATGCGTGCAATGGTGTGATTTTTGTGTCAGATTCACAGATTGTAAATTTACACATCACCAAAACTTATGGTGTGCCTCATGTTGAGGTTTTAATTAGGGAAACGGAATGAGAATAGTCTGTTGGTTTTCTTGTGGTGCGGCATCTGCTATTGCTACCAAACTTGCGATAGCTGAAAACAATGGCAAATGTCCTTTGATAATTGCTTATACCGAAGTGCTTGAGGAGCATCCTGACAACAAGCGTTTTCTAAAAGAATGTGAAACATGGTTTGGCCAAGAAATCATCATTTTGGGCAATGATTTTTATGATCGTTCTATTTATCGAGTTTTTGAAAAAAACTACATTCGTACACCCAAGGGCGCACCTTGCACCAGGTCGTTAAAAAAACAAGTTCGTGAAAGATTTGAAAAGCCTGATGATCGTCAGGTGTTCGGTTATACGGCAGAAGAACAACACCGCTTGGATCGATTTATTGATGCAAATGCTGACGTTAATATTTGGACTCCATTGATTGACAATGCTTTAAGTAAAGAGGATTGTTTGGCAATGTTGGAAAAGGCCAATATTGAATTGCCAGCTATGTATCGGCTTGGATACCATAACAATAATTGCATAGGTTGCGTTAAAGGCGGTATGGGATATTGGAATAAGATAAAAATTGATTTTCCTGAAAACTTTGATCGCATGGCCAAATTGGAAAGGTTTAAAAAACAAACAATATTTAAAGATCGTTATCTTGATGAATTAAAACCTACTGATGGTAATTACCCATCTGAACAACATATTGAATGTTCTATATTTTGTCAAATGGCAGA